TTGACAAACTTGCCAATCAATGCTGAATAGGTTGTTTCGGAAACAGTAGAGACTTCCTCTTCACGCAAGCGAACAAGCACATCGTTGACTGCTTGTAAATAGGTTGTCATTTCTTATTCCTCTCTGAGATCGCTTTTGCTTTTGCTTTAGCGTCTGCCTTGGACGATGCACCCCAAGCCTTCAGAGATAAGAGAAGTCGGGTAGGCTTCCCATCTTTCATCTCAGGCCCAGGCATATTGCCCATGCGTGCTAAAAAGGAGGCCCTTCGAGGGTTGTCGCCCGACTTTACTGGTGGCTTTAAATTACCACCTGTTTCTGCATTATAAGATGCTCTGCCCTTGGCGTTCAAGCCCCCTTTGGGGTTTTTTCCTGCTTTTGTTTGCCAAGTTGGAGATTTCATTTCTTTTTCTTAGCTGTTTTAGCAGCCGCCTTAAAGTCTGCCGCAGTAGGAGCGCCTTTAGTACCAGGCTTTCTCATCTTTTCTTTAGACCCCGCCTTGATACGCTCTTGTTTGGCATGAATGTTTGCGTAGAGTCCTTGTTTCATTTTTTAGCCTTTGGCTTAGACTTGCCTGCCTCTGACAAAGCAATAGCAATGGCTTGTTTACGAGAAGTAACTTCAGGGCCTTTTTTAGAGCCAGAATGGAGTTTTCCCGACTTATATTCAGTCATCACTTTTGAGATTTTTGCTTCTGCTTTAGTCTTTTTCATTTGCCACGACCAGTCTTTTTCATATTTGTTGCTGTTCTACCGCCACGAGTAGGCATACCTCTCATTTTTGGCTTACCAATGGCAATCATCACAGTTACTGGAATACCCTTCTTTTTCCCATATTCCTTGGCTTCTTTCTCGCCTTTTTCTGTATATGGGAACTTCTTGCTTCCTACTTGTGGCATGATATTTCCTTATCGAATCATCTTAGTGGCAACAAAAGAAATGATACCGCCTACAACAGATGCGATAGCCATTCCAACAAACATACCGCCTTTAGACTTATTGGCCATCTCTAAAAGGGCTTTAATGTCTTGACGCAAGGCATGAACTTCATTCTGGAGAGCCTCAACTTGAGCTTCAAGTTTGCCAAACTCTCTTGGATCAATCTCAGACATTTGCTACCTTTCTTGGCCTGCCAGCCTTCTTGATAGGGGTTGGTGGAGCAAGCACTAGCGGCTTATCGTTATTCTCAATTTCTTCTTGGTCAATTCTGACATAACCTTGATGACCCTTCATGCTATCAATATCATGTTGATAGGTAAAAGTAACAGTTTGACCGCTTTGAAGACAACGATAAGTAGCCATATATTCTCCGAAAAAAAGGGGGTTTTTAGCCCCCTCTTTATTAAACTACTGCACGAGCAATGATAAGTTGCAAGGTTGTAGAAGCCAAATCAACAGAACCTGCTGTTGGGTTATAAGTCACGATAGTAACTGTGTTAGCGGCTGAAACATAGGCTCTACGAACCAAGCCTGCCTCAGAAACACCAATAGACATACCGAGAACCATATCGCCCAAAGCAACGCCTGGTACTGTAACTGTATCTGTATCAGTAGCGCCAGTAGCAACTGATGCGCTATTGAGAGTACAAGAAACATCCCAAGTGTCTGTAAATAGACCACGGAACTGATCGTTACCCCTGCGAGAGGTAACTGCTGTTGCTGCTGCCATAATAAATCTCCTTAATGTAAAAAATCCCCCCACCAATTAAGGTGAGGGGAAAGGCAACTATTAGGCTGGAACTGCCAGAGCATAAGCGCTGGAAGACAAAGCTGCACCAGTTGTAGCGGCAGTACGCATAGCTTTTACGCCATACAAAGTGTCAGATGTGAACAAGGTAGCCAAGTACTCTTGTTTGTACTGAGTTTGTGAGCGGACACCAACTTGCTCAACCAGAACCATAGAATCCTTATGACCCATCAAGCAGATGCGGTCAGTGCCAGAGTTACCAGCACCAGAGTCAGCATTGCTTGTTGTGAACACGGGAATACCATACAGTTGACCGATTTCACCATTGCGGATCGCATCGCCATTACCAACGAAAGCCTGCTCAGTATAACGAGACAGGCCCATCAATGTGTTACGGCTTGAAGGAGGAATGATGAAGAAGCGACCATCCATAGGAGTGTCGTTGTCATCCAAACGCTGAATGGTTCTGCGGATAGCAGCATCAGTCAAAGCAGCGGCATTGGAGCTAGTGCTGTTGTAAGCAGTAGTACCATCAGAACCGATGAAAGCCTTGGTGGTAGTGTTGCTAGTAGCGTAGTCGTTAGTACCGACTGTAGCGCCATTGAAGGCACGACCCAATTGGATCAAATCAGTATCAACTTGTTTAGCCAAAGCATAACCAGCATCGGCAGTATAGAACTGACGCAAGCTATTCAATGCTTGTGCTTCTACGATGTCCTCAATGAAGCGTGAGTACTCATAGTGCTTGTTAATCAAGACTTGTACTTCAGTCTCGGTGTCTGCAATCAGAGTAACGGCTGTAGAAGCCGCTTTAGCTGAAGCGTTACCACGAGTAGGAGCTGGAATGTGAACTGTGTCACCTTTCTTGCCCTTGAAGTTCATCTTCATTACGATGTTTGCCAATACAAGGTTCTTCTTGTACGAAGCAATAATTTCATCAGACCAGATTTCTGGGATGAACTTGTCTGCGGTTGTTACTGTTACCGCTGGTGTTGGATATGCCATAATTAAATCTCCTAAAGTTTAACGAACCCGACCTTCTTGATAGGCTTGCATGATTTCATCACTTAAAGCGTCATATCGATTTGGGTCTTGCATTTTTAGCCGAATAAGGTCAGCCCTACGATAAACCTTCTTTGATGACTCACCAGAACCACCTACATCAACTCCTACTGCTTTAAGATTCTGCTTGCGTGTTGCCTCATTAGAGGCTTCATTCTGCTGTTTCTTAACGCCACGAAGTTGCTTATAAGTGCTTAACAATTCATTGGCAGAATCATAGTCATATTCAGCATCAGCACGCTTAAACAACTCAATGCGAACAGGGCTAGATTTAACCCAGTTTGCAAAGTCCTGATCTTTAGCAATATCGCCAAAATCAGGGTGATCTTGTGCTAACTTCTGCTGAATCTGTGACCTCTTCAATTCTAGCGTTGCTTGTCTAGCAGCTACAATGTCAGGGTGACTATCAACTGTCCTTTGAACTGCCTTCTTTGGGTCTTCAAAAAAGTCAATCTCAGGCTCGTCCTGCTTAATCTGTTGTTGTTTAGACCCAAGGTTCTGTCTAATAAGTTCATCGGCTAGTTTTCTAACTTCGCCTACCTCTTGAGCCTGCTTTCCAATTAGCTTTTCAGCCTCTTGGTGCATCTTTACTATCTCATCCAGACTTTTATCCCTGTATTTCTCAGGGAGGTCTGGTTTAGAAGCAATTTTTTGCTCTTCAATTTCTAACTCACCAGGCAATTCTTTGTCATTATCAATCAACATATTTTTCCTTTTTCCTGCCGTTAATCGGTTGTAGGAGATTCAACTCGGCACTATTGCTTATGAGTTGAGTTTGCGTTCGCTTTTTAGCTTGTCAGTATGGCTTTTCCCAAACTTGGCATGTGCCGTTGGAAAATGACCAGACCAACCTTCTAGCCGAAAAGCTGGCGCTGAGAGAGTTCGGTTGGCTGTAGCTCCGCACTCACACATTAGACTGGTTGCCTCATAATCAACCAATCTTTCTGTTCTATGTCCGTTTTCACAGACGAAATCAAACATTCTTCTCATTTAAGTCCTCGTAGGCTCTTTCGCTGACTTGTTTCAAGTTTTTCAGCCATGTGAGAATAGAAAGTTCACCTTTTCTAAATTGTAGACTTTTTTCGTCCTCAATTGTAGATATATTATTCAAAGGTTCAATCATATTGTCAATATCTTCCAAAAGGTCTTTCCAACCTTCGGTAGCCATCATTGTAAACCTCGCCTCGTAATAGGCTTGCAGTTCTGGGGTCATGCACCATTTCCTGAGTCAATTACGATTTCTTCTACTGGATCAGGACGAGTTTGTACTTCTACTGTATAAACCACGCCATTTTCCTCATAAGCAGCACAACCAACAAGCATTTGAGTGTTTCTATCATGCTCTTTGAAAACACTAACTTTTAGGCAGTTATTCTCAGCAAAGAAGTCATCATTAGGGCCACTCACAGGGAATGATGTATTAGGAAACAAATCACGATAGTGTCCTACTGTGATAGTTCCATTTTCTATTTTAGCAATGTTCATGTTTATCCTCTATCTGGGAAAGGTGCTGTAGGTGGTGTGAATGTTGCGGTATATCGAGCATAACCTTTGGTGATCCTTAATTCATCAATATAACCAGTAAAAGGAACAGTTCCGCTTGGTGTTGCAGCAATTGTAAGTTTTGCCGTTGAACCAGAAATATCAGTTGAATTTGTAGCAGTTCCGTCTGTTGTACCATTAATGAAGAGTTTTAAAGATGAACCAGACCTAGAAACAGCAATATGAGTCCAAGTATTTGCAGAAACAGAACTAGTTGAAGTAACTCTATATGCGCCTTCTGCATAAAAAGTAAGTTTGTCAGATGATGTTAATTCAAATGACCAACCATTGTCACCGCTGTCACTAAAAGCACTCCATAACACTCTTACAGAACTAGATGTTGTAGGATAAATCCAGCCTTCAAGCGTAAAATCCCCTGTGCCAAAATCCCATGATGGGCTGTCAGGCGCAAACATCCAATCACCAGTACCATCAAAATACAACGAGCCAGTACCATATTTCTTAACGCTTGTAGAAATTTGTGCGTTACCCACAGTTTCTAAGTCGTTCATCATGGCGTTGTCTAAGATGCCAGCGTTGGTGTAAGACAGAAGTAATTGAGTGCCAGTAATAGCAGTTAGCGGTGCTGTAGGTGGCGTAAATGCAGTTGTATAGACAGCAGTAGTGCCGATCCTACTATTGGAAATATATCCTGCGCTACCAAAATAAACAGTTGCAGTTGGGTTGCCGTTTAATTCAGCATTGATGTATGCAGTACCAGAAATAGTAGCCGACCAAGATGCTGAGTCAACTTGAACACCATTCAAATACGCTCTAAGTGTGTTTGAACTTCTGACAAATGCAATATGATTCCATGAGTTTAATTGCGCTAATCCGCTTGTCCCAGCAAGTAGGTGTGCTTGGCTTGTATATATTCTTAAATACCCTGATGTATCAACAAAAAATGTAGCGCCACCACTAAAGGTATCGTTACCTAAACCGAATACATAATTTCCATTTCCAGATGCTGTTGTTCGGTATATCCAACCTTCAACAGTAAAGTCTCCACTTAAAGAAATAGAACTGCCAGCACTCAAATAATCACCCGTACCATCAAAGTACCCAGAGCCACCAATCACGCTTGTGGAGTAGGCAGATGTAGGGCTAAATGGGCTGAAGCGTTGGACGCTTGGTGAGCCATTTACTGTGATTGTTTTTGGCGATGAACTATCATCAATAAATCTGTTATCAGCGCAAGTCAACAATACTGTGTTAGTAATTGCAGTTAATGGCGCTGTAGGTGGTGTAAACGATGAACCAGAATATAAAGCAGTACCTTTTAACAATCGCAAATTGCTGATGTAACCTGGAAATTGTGTTGACGCTAAATTATTAGTAGCACCAATAGTAAATGGGGTATTTTGATAAGTTCCCGTGTAAGTCATTTGACCATCACGAACACCATTCACATAAATACTCCAATTATTAGTACTATTTCCAGAACGAACCCATGCAACATGATTCCATTTTCCTATACCAATTGGAATTGTTCCTGTTACAAATGTTGAGCCAATTTGTAATGCCAACACATTTGAACTCACAATAAACAAAGTTCTATCTGCGCCTCCTGAAACAAATTGAGCCGCAATATAAGCACCAGCCGCAGGCTCTGCTGCCGACATATTGATCCAGCATTCAAGTGTTATATCAACATTAGAATCTAAAAGACGAGGTATTGATAAATAATTAGAGTTAGAAGTGCCATCAAAATAGTTACTCCAATTACTACCATAAGGACTAAATGTTCCTTGCGTAGTATTTCCATTACGAGTAATCGTAAAGTTATTAGTAGATGAGTCTACAAATGTATTGTTCTGAGCGCCATTAGTCCCATTACCATGTAACAGCATAGTTACATAGTTAAACTGAGGGTCTTTAGCGTCAGCGCTACCTGATTTGGATGCTGCGAACATTAGAAATTCTGTCCAATAGTTGTGCCGTACCAGTTTGTTCCATCAGAGAAAAAGCTGTAAATATCTTGTTTATTAGCAGTTCCTGTGATGGTTGGTGCTGTGCCGCCAGGCCAAGTTACTGTTGACCAAGTAACAGACCTTGAACCAGTACCATCTTGCTTGAGCATGATGATAAAAGACTTACCAGCACCTTGAGATGGCATTGTGATTGTTGCATTGCCTGTCAAAGTTAACTGCTGAACAGTACCATTAGCCAAAGAAACTGTAATTGCTGTACTTGTATTAGCAGTATATAGAGTCTCTGTATAGTTTGTAACAGTTGGGTTAGTTAATGTCTTATTTGTCAGCGTTTGTGTTGCAGAAATGCTAACAATATCAGCAGAGTTAAGCTGAGAACCAGTAGGTAGATTTACACTATCTCCAGATGCAATCTCACCTAATGAGGTTACATCAGACCCTGTATAAATTGATTTGACAAGATTAACGACAGCCATAAATTACCTCAAGTAGTTAGCAAGATGTTCTTGGCAGTACCAGAACTATTAAAGAAAGGCAGATATGAACTACTTACCAAAGCAATAGTGTCCGATGTGCCATCAGCCTTGTAAAAAGGAAATACAAGAGTACCACCGCCTGATGATGCTATTGTTTGATTAGGCCAAGTTCCTGAAACTGTAATGTTCGAGCCTGCAACTAAACTTGGTGTTGAAGTTCCTGTTCCACCAGATGCAACAGCAATTGGGGTTGTTGAGGTGACAGATGTAAAAGCACCAGTTGATGGGGTTGTTGCCCCAATAGACATATTGTTAATAGTGCCTAAATTAGTTGGAGCAACTTCAAGACTTCCTGTGCCAGTTGGTTTTATGTGTACATGACCAGTACCAGTAGGACTTATATCTATCTGTGCATTATTACCATTTAAATTTGTGGAAACATCTACAGAAACATTGTTTCCACCACCAGCACCCCATTGAATTTGATTAGTTCCACTAGCATTGCGTAAAGCACCACCAGCAGAATTTACAGCATCAAAATATGGAGAAACTACTTTTGTAGTAGCAGTAAGTATTGTTCCTCTTACAGTTGTGGCAGTAGTCGCACCAATTGTTGTCCCATCAACTGCACCACCAGTAATTGCCACATTGTTGGCATTCTGAGTTGCAATTGTGCCAAGACCACTAATGTCTGATGTGCTTAAAGTAACAGCACCACTTCTACCCGCAACAGATGTAACCAATTCACTTTGGTCAATCTTCTGCCAAACAGAACCATTAAACAACAACCAATCGCCAATCTGCCAATCAGTAATGCCATTCAGATTCGTAGAACCCGCAGTAGCAACAATGTAATAGTACCCATTTGTACCAGTACTAGAAGCTAAAGTAGGGGTGTTGGTAGAAGCATTCCAAGTACCTTGATAGCTCAAACCACCACCAGCAATAGATGCCCATGAAGTAGTTGTTCCATTGGTAGTCAGATATTTGCCTGAATTACCAGTTTGGCTAGGAATCAGAGTGTTAATCTGAGTCTGTAAGGATTCAAGTGTATCTAAAACATACTGAGATGTGCCACCGCCATTGGTAATAACTTTGATCTGGCTTGCCAGTTCCATTGGCATGATTTCGCCAACATTGATTTCATTGCCGTTAGACAATGTAATGACCAAACCGCCATCAAAGTCTAGATAAGCATTGGTGACAGAAATACCATCTACACCATCTCTACCATCTTTACCAGCAGGGCCTTGAGCGCCTTGTCTGCCAGGAGCGCCATCTTTACCAGGCTTCCCGTCTCTGCCATCTCGTCCGTCCGTACCATTGATACCATCACGACCATCTTGAATGGAAGCGACTCGTTTTTCAATGAGATTGCCTAGATCGTCATAGCGACTACGGATGTCAGATTCAATCTTTTTAAGAGCTTGGACAACAAGATCAACATTCTCGCCAATCTTTTGCTTCTGGACAGCCCTAGCTTGTGCTACTGAGTTTTTAACAGAGTCAAGAATTGCCTGTTGTTGCTCAGGAGTCATGCTCTTGAGAATTAACTCCTTGACCAGACTTTCAGCGTCCATTGCTCAACTCCTTGGTCAACTGATCTAAGAAATCTTGTTCCATGCCTGAGATTTTATTCTGCTTATCAGCCATTTGCATCTCAACAATCTTAGATTTATTCTTAATATCAGCCTCCTTGAGCATCAATTCAGCAATCTTCACTCGTTTGTCAAACTCATTTGACTCTTGACCAGCAGGCAAGTTCTTAGTAGCGCTACCAAGCACTTTAGCCTGTACTTCTTGTGGCATCAACTGAGCTTCAACAGACAACTTAGTAGCTTCTGCACGATTTTGCTCGGCTTGTGTTGCTTGGACAGCAATTTGAGCCTGTGCCAACTGCATAGCCAACTGTTGCTGAACTTGTTGCATCTGTTGTGCTTGTGGATCAGGTTGAGACATCTGGTCAAGCATCTGAATCAACTCATGTCTGTTAGACAACGAGCTGTTAGCCATGATTCCTTTAAGAATAACTGGCAAAACAGGAGTATTCGGGCCAAGAGTCTGGAGCAAAGAGATAAACTGTTGTTGTTCATGCTCACGAGCAATGATGCCAAGCGCTGCAGTCGGGATAAACTTCAAGTCAACAGTAGGATAACGCTCTGGATCAAACTGCATATAGCGATAAGCAGCTTTATTGATGAACGGAATCATAAAGTCTTCTTGGAAGTTCACCAAGGTGCGCTTGTACTTCTTGATAATCGAGGCAACAGCCATCGAAATACCACCTTGACCAGCATCCCTAGAGACATTTGATACCATTCCGTTGCTATCAAGCGTACCCGTAGACTGCAAAAGCATTCTTTCAAACTCTTTAGCAGTATTCATGTTGTTTGGATCAGTATTTCCAAACTTGAATGGGAACAAAATCTCGTTAGGATTGCCGTTTGTCAGGATATTCTTGCCTGGCTTTACTTCAAACTTCATGCCACGGGGCAAACGAGTTGCATCCATCGCAATCATAGGGCTTGTAGTCAACGCCAATGAGTCCAAATGTGAACGAATCTGAGCGTCTACAGCCTTTTGAGAGTTGTAAGCCTTCTCAACAGTACCACGACCGAGCAAACGATTAGGAACTGTATCGTCCTGATAAGCCAGAATTGGACGATCCTTCATCATATAAGGATTCTTTTCTGCCTTGAGAAGAACACCATCGTTCGCAATTACGACAATAGCCTCTACCAAGTCAGAATATTCGTCCTGAACAGAGTCTTCAGGGAACAAATCCTCAACTTCTGCTTCATTTTCCAGTTGCTCAAGGTATTCTCTAGGAACTAAACCATAGTAGGTCAGCAACTTAACCTTGTCATCTTCATACTGAGTAATCTCTTGAGTAGGCTCAAGGTCAGTATCCATTGAATCAGTACCGATCTCTACCTTACGATAGATACCCTCTTCTTGACCCTTAACGACTTTGTGGATAGAGACATACTTCTCAAT